TCCAGCGGGCGCGATGTTGATCGAAGAAGTTCCCAAGTCTCGCTTTGGTTTGAATCCTATCCGCTGGACTCCGGTGCCCTACGGCACTTATGTCATGTTCGAAGGCGAGGACGGCAAGATTGATCGCTTTATACGCTGCATCGAAATGCCGGCTTATCTCGCCGTGAATCTTGGTCCGGTGAGTGCGGCGATTCAGCAAGCCGCGCAAAAAACCCCGACTAAAAAATTTGAGATACTTCATGCGATCTTCCCGCGCGAGGACTATCAGCCAAAAGAAATTGAAACCGATCAAGACATGGCCTATGAATCGGTTTGGCTTGAACGCAAGGGCAAGCATGTTATCAAAAAAAGCGGTTATCGTAAGTTCCCGGTTGCAGTGGCTCGTTATCATCTCGTCGCCGGAGAAATTTGGGCGCGACCACCGGCGGAACTTGCGCTCCCTGATGCGCGCTCACTTAACCAAGCTGACCAAAAAGCTTTACTCAAGTGGGATCGTGAACTCGACCCGCCGACGCTCACCAAAACCGGGACAATTATGGATGGTATTCTCGACAAAAGAGCGGCTGGCAACACGATGGTAAGAGATATCAATGGAGTCCGACCATTATTCGAAGGCTCGAATTGGCAAGCCCACGACACAATGGCACAGCGCAAGACCGAAGCCGTGCTACGCATGTTTCACGTCAGCGAAATTATAAATCTGGTGCAACGTGAAAAGCCAGAGATGACTGCGTTTGAGTGGCAAGGTAGACTTCAGCTTTTGCAGCAAATGTTGGGGCCGGTATTTGATCGCTTTGAAGATGAATTCCTATCGACGGCCATCGACATTCAACTCGATATCATGTGGCACAAGAGCATGGCCGATGGCTGGCAAAATACGATGCTAAGCCGACCGCCGGGAATTCTACTTGCCGGCGATCGCCGTTATGACGTGGTTTACGAGGGGCCGTTGTCTCGCGCCAAACGCAATGAAGAAATCCAGGCCATTCAACAAAGTGTTGCCGACGTTGGTGGCATCCAGCCGTTCTTCCCTGAAGCACCGCTGATGATGGACGGGCAAAAAATTATCAGAAAACTTTTTGAGATTCGCGGTACTCAAGACCTACTCAAATCTGATAGTGATTTTGAGGAAGCCGAGACCGCACTGCGCGATCAGCAGAACGCCGAGAAGATGTTGCAAGTCGTCGGCGGCGGTGCCGAAGCCTTAGGCAAGGCCGCGCCCGGACTTAAAGTATTACGCGAAGATGCAATCAGCGGTCAGGCGGCGGCGTGATGTCGATAACATTGCCTGGCGTGCCGGAAGGTTACGAAATAGTGGTTACTATTTCGCCGTATTGTCGTGAGCAGTGCATTACCTTGCGAGGCCACGGCAAGGAATATGCTGAATCGTTCGTAGTTGTTGATGATTGCTTTGTCAACATGGAGCGGATGAACAGGATATACGCACACTTAGCAGCGCAAGCTGATATAAAATTTATATGGTCGATGCCGTGATTCTGACTGACGACATTTACGAATACACCGAAGAACAAATCACCGAAGCTATTCGCGCTGGCATCCCCGAACAAGGCGCATTCTTCGCTTATCTTACGCGCTTACGTTTGGATTACGTCAAAGGTAATACTGAATTTGATCGCGGTATAGCCGAAGGCATGAGAACGCTTGCTGCTGAATTGCAAGATCGCGCGAGAGCGAAAAAGTTAGAGTTGATAATCAAGACGAACAAGGGACCATGAGTCACATTAGAGAATATCGGTTATTAATTAGCGGCGACTCTTATTTTTTTACTGCGCAGGTAAATGATGCGTTAACGGTTGGTTGGGAACTTCATGGGCCAACTAATGTTTTGTCCTTTGAAATAGCGGGTAAACGCGAAATTTGGTACTTTCAAGCTATCGTAAAACTAAAAAATCCAACAGAGGAGTGATATGCCGCTACCCGAAGAAGCTCAGGCGTTGATACCAGAAGATTTGCGCGACTCGCCGACGTGGGAGAAGTTTAATTCCCCCGGCGACGTATTCAAGAGCTACGCCGAGTTGGAAAAACGCCAGGGCAATTCAATCGCTATTCCCGATGAAAAAGCCAAGCCAGAGGACGCGCAAAAGTGGTGGGCTGAGACGAGTCCTAAACTCGCGGCACGCGGCTTCATCGAAACTAAGCCGGAATCGCCAGACAAATACGAATGGAAGTTTGAAGGCGTTCAGCCCGAAGAAATCGCCAACGATGCGGTATTAAAAAAGTTCGCGCCGATCGCGCATGAGTTGGGGCTATCTAATCGGCAGGCGTCCGCACTGGTTGAAAAGTTCGGCAAGGATATTTTGCCGGAACTATCGCCCGAACCGCAGTTCGCCGACGCTATGCAGGTCGCACAAAAGGCATTCGGCTCTAAAGCCGCGCAGGAAATCGACAATTACAAAAAAGCGATGGCGCAATTTGCCGCCGCCGATCCCGAACTCGCCGAGATTATCAAAGACGATCGCCCGCGTATGCAGGATGGCAAGTACATCCACATTATCGACCATCCGGCGATGATTCGCTTCGTGAACAAGATTGCGAAAATGCAGCAAGACTTTGGCGGCGGCGTCGGTTCATTGCCAGCGGGAGTGACGATGGAAACCATAGACACCGAAATCGCCGACCTGCGCGCCAATAAGGAATTGTCTCAAGACGAGATTGGCAAGCGGCTCAATTCGTTGTATGAGAAAAAGCAAATCCTGATAAACGCGGCAAAACGACGATAGGAGGGCGCTATGAAGAAGAAAAAGAACAAACCAAAAAAACCCGGCTACTAAACGTTGCACAGATTGCCAATCTTCCAATTGCGGTTGACGACGCGCTTGGAATGTTTGCCGATTGGCAATCTGCGGAGCGTTTAGAATGATACGCCGTCGATTGGCCGGCGGCTTCGAAGCCAATCTTCCCGATAATTCGGTGCGTGAACCGGGAATATTTTAAGCACCGTCTAGCGCTACGTTAAGCGTTAGGTGGACCCGCCTTAGCGGATAATCCCCCGAAAGGTCGTTGCGACCCTCGCAACCATTTTTCATTCGGAGGATTATCCATGTCACTTTTCATTAGTGAGCATCATGTACTCAAGTTCGCCGATGATGTTATGGCGGCATTCCAGCAGGGCGCATCCCGGCTACGCGAATGCGTCACGGTCAAAGGCGGCGTCAACGGCTATTCGGCGTCCTTTAACCGCATTCAACAGATAGACGCGGCCACCAAGTCCGCCCGCCAGGAACAACACTCGCAACAAAACGCCGATCATTATGTTCGGTGGGCCGATTTGGTCTACCGCTATAACGCGCTCGCGCTCGATCCCGACGACGAGGACAATATCCTCGCCAATCCAAAGAACGTTTACGTTACCAGCATTGCTGGCGCTCTTGGCCGCGCAACCGACAACGATATTCAGACCGCGGCGCTAGGTTCTGCGCGTTCTGGCCAGGATCGTACAGGGTCTGTAGCGCTGCCCGCAGCGCAGAAAGTTGCTGCTGGCGGCACGGGTTTGACGGTAGCCAAACTGCGTTCAGGCAAGCAAATCCTCGACACGGCTGAAGTTCCCGATACCGATCGGTATTTAGCCATCAACGCCGATGGTTTGAATGATCTGCTCGGTCAGACCGAAGTCACGTCATCCGACTATGCGAGCGTAAAAGCCCTGGTGCAAGGCGATGTCAATGCGTTTCTGGGCTTTAATGTTGTCCGCACCGAGAAGGTTCCCGCGCTCAAAGCGATCATGTGGCACAAGTCCGCGATCGGTTTAGCCATCAGCCGCGATCAAAACATCCGTATCGCCATGCGCCATGACATGCACGACGCCTGGGAAGCCTACGGCGCCATGCACTTTGGCGCGGTTAGGATCGAGGATACCGGCGTGGTCGAAATCTCGTTTGTTTAATCCGTGAAAGGATAGGTGAAAATTTATGGCACTCACTGCTGAAAAATCCGTTCAAGTAACTGCGGAGTTGGCCGGTCGCCAGAGCGATTCGGTTGATTACAAAGGTTCATTGCAGCTATTCCGCGTCGACTTCACGCAGAGCGCGGCGGCTGGCGATGCGAATAGCACCGCCGATCTAGCGATCTTGCCTCCCGGCAAGTGGCGTTATTGCCCGTCGTATTCCCGGCTCGCGACTTCGGCCTTCGGCGCCTCGCGCACATTGGATTTGGGCCACGCCGGCTACACCGAGCCAGACGGCGATGTCATCGCAGCCAGCGAAAACGCGTTCGATACCGCGAAGGACGTTTCCGCAGCGGTGGCTTGGTATCCCGGTCAGTCGGCGACCGTCGACGATAACGTCGTCATCAATTCGCGGACTCCGGTGATTATCAGGGCCAAGTGCGAATCCGGCACATTGCCCGCGGCGGCGACGATCAAGGGCACGCTGGGCTTCATGCGCTGCGGTTAAATCAACCATCAACCATGCGCGGGGGTGGGCAACTACCCCCGCGTTGTGAGGGCACTATGGAATACAAAGATGCGCTGATGGTGTTGGAGTCGATGCGCGATCAGCGATTGAGTCTGCAAGTCTTAAACGATCTCATCGTTAAGGCTAGCGAAGCCAATTCGGTTCTCGCTGGCTTAGACAAGAAACGCTCGGACCTAGAAGCCGACATCGCCAACATCGAAGTCGTCAAGAAGCGGGCAACCGACGAATTGGAAAAGTTCAAAGCCGATCTTGCTAGACAAGTTGACGACGTGAGTTCGGCTAAGGGCAAGCTCGAGGCCGTGTACAACGCCGCCGTCGATCGCGCTCGCCAGGCGAACGAGGCCGCCGATCAAGCCGAAGCCAGTGGCGCCAAACGCCTAGCCGAGATGGACAAGGCCATTACCGACAAACAAAAACAATTGGACAAGGTAACGGCGGACTTACAGAAGATCGCCAAGAGCGCGGCGTCAATGGCGGCGTAATTATGCACTGGCTGCTTTTACTATTTCTATTTATCGCGTCCCCATTAATGGCGGCGTCGGTTGGCGATCGTTACAACGATTACCGCCAACCCATCACCACGGTTGATACCAGCAACGTCGAAGTCAAACCCGGCGATGCGGTGAATAACGCGATCAAGGTCAATATTGTTGCCGGCGGTGCCGGTGGTGGCAATAGTACAATCGTTGACGGCGTGAGTTCGTCAATTAAGGCCACGGTTCTGGACCTTACCAACAGCAATCCACTGACGGTCGGCATCGTCGACGCGAGCGGCAATCAAGTTACAAGTTTTGGCGGCGGCACTCAGTACGATCAGGGCACGGTTGCCGGCGCGACCGATTCACTCACAATGGCCGGTTGCGTGCGCGCTGATACCGCCGCCGTGGCGGCGGGTGTGGCCGACGGCGATCGCGCGCGCTGCATTGTCGACTCGACGGGGCGATTGTGGGTGCATGTCGGCGTAGTGGATGGCACGGTGGCGGCGACACAAAGCGGCACATGGAACATCAACAATATTTCGGGCACGGTCAGTTTGCCTACGGGGGCCGCTACGGAGTCGTCGTTAGTGAAGCTGCCTCTGACTCAGGGGAGTTCTACATCTGGTCAGTCCGGGCCTTTGGTGCAGGGAGCAGTAACGACAGCAGCGCCGACTTATATAAATGGTCAGACTTCCCCTTTGTCCCTTCAGACTGATGGTAGTCAGCGCGTCGCTGTTACTGCGGCGATCCCAACCGGCGCCAACACTATTGGCGCGGTGACTCAAGCCTCCGGGCCATGGACAACCAACGTTACTCAGTTTGGCGGCACGAACGTGTCAACGGGCACTGGCGCGGGTGGTGCCGGTATTCCGCGGGTAACGATTTCAAACGATTCAAGTCTAGCCGCGAACCAAAGCGTCAACGTCAACCAGATTGGCGGTTCGGCTGTCAGCACGGCGGCGGCGGGTGTGCAAAAGGTTGGCATAACCGGCAATACTGGCGCCGCAGTTGATGCGGTTATTGGTGCGGCTACGGCGCCGGCCAATCAAGTAGTCACAGGCGGCGTGTTCAATTCCACATTGCCGACGCTCACTACTGGCCAATCGTCCGCAGTGCAACTCAATAGTCGCGGCGAACAACTTGTTCAAATCGGCGACGGCACTACTAATGCTGCCGTGATTGCTGCAACGACAGCGCTCAAAACCGATTTATCCAGCGTGGCCGGCACCGCGAGCGTAACGGCGGCGGCTGGCGTTTTGAAAGTTGGCGTAGTCGGTAATGCCAATGCGGCTTTCGACGCGGCTAATAACGCGGCGGCGCCGGCTAACGTTTTAGCGGCTGGATTTGAAGCCGCGACACAGGGCACCACGCAGCCGTCGGCGGCCACCGCCGGCAACGTTAGGCGCGCGGTAATAAGCACCGACGGCGCTTTGTATGTTAGGCAAGGCGGCCCCGTCAATTTTACCTGTGGCGCCGATAATATCGCGGCAACACTGACGCAGCTTACGGGCTGCGCGGGCGCGGGCGCGGGCTTAAAATATTACATCACCAACATTGTCGCCCAATCCACAACGTCTACGGGCGGCCAATGGCTGCTCAGATACGGCACCGGCACCAACTGCGGCACAGGCACGACATCCATTTTACCATCGGCGGCGACCGTGGCTCGCCTAGCTGCGGCGGCCAATACCGGGGCGCCAACCGTGATCAATTTTAATACACCCCTAGCTACTGCGGCTAACGTGCAAATTTGTGTAATCGGTGTGGCAACCAACACGACGACGATTCAGGTTAGCGGCTATGCCGCGCCGTGAGGTAATCTATGGCAACCGATTCAAAATATGAATTTAATTCTTCTAATGAGACATGGTACTGCAACACCCACCAAAGACGGGCAACTTATTTATTTCACGGTAAACATGTTTGCGATCCATCGCTTGGCGGGATTTTGATGCCTTGCTCCTGTGTCAATTTGACAGAGATAGCAGAAATAGAAGAAGGGCAGACCTATGGCAACTGATCTCGATTTAGCCAATTCCGCGCTCAATATGTTGGGTGAGGACGGTCTCGTCACGCCAGGCAACACCGTTAACAACAAAGTCATTCCTGTTGTCAATCGTTATTTGCCGATGGCGAAGGAAGAAACTCTACGCGCTCGCGATTGGAATTGCGTTCGCGGACGCGCGGCATTGGCATCGCTGACCACCGATAAGAGCATGGGCGAATGGCAATATTCCTACCGACTTCCGAATGATTGTCTATGCGTGCGTCGATTTGTCGGCGATACCAATTTCACTCGCGGGCGCTCGTTTAGCGTGGAAGTCGACAACGACAACAAGCGCGTCATTTTTTGCGACGTGGCGCAAGCGCAGATCGTCTACACTCGTAACATTACCAACCCAGAGCTTTGGGATTCGCAGTTGTTTAACACTGTGGCTTGCCGACTGGCATGGCATCTCACCGGGCCGATCGTGCGCGATTATAAGCTCGCCGATATGTTCTTGCAGAAATTCCAACTGGCTTTTGAGGAGGCAATTGCGAGCGATGAAGGCGAAGGCAACATCGAAATTTTAACCAACTCTCCTTTGGTAGACGTGAGATTTTAAAGTTACCCATAAGACAACGGATTGTCGAGATTTGCACAGATGGCAAATAATGAAAATTCCGCCACCGAAATATGTTGTGCAATCTGGGCATTTTTTATGATTGCATTTTGGGCAACGAAAAGAATGTCTTTTGCGATATCGCCGGATTGGCAGCATAAAAAGTCTTTAGCATAGAGGTTCTAACATGTACAGTAGTTTTGGTGGCTATCTCAAACAATCCACGGCTTCGCAGGTGCGCTTGATCGGGCCTTATGTTGACGACACCGACGGCAAGACACCGGAAACCGCGCTCACCATCGCCAACACCGATCTAAAGCTAAGCAAGAACGGCGCGGCGACCGCCAACAAGAACTCCGGCGGCGGTACGCATATCGAACAGGGCATGTATGCGATCACGTTTAATGCGACCGACACTGACACCGTGGGCACGCTTGATTGCATCTCGTTGGTGTCCGGTGCTCGCCTAGTGACAAAATCATGGATCGTACTTGAAGAACAAGTCTATGACGCGATGTTTGGTGCTGGTATTGGTAAACCCGGTCAAGCTACGCCACCGGATACTACCGATCCATTTACGATGCTTTCGTATCTTTACAAGCAAAATTTTAACAAGACCGAGCTGACGGCAACAGCGCATAAAATTTACAGCAATGACAGTGCGACAGTCGATCAGAAATCAACCGTTGCCAATGATGGAGTCACGCTAAGCAGGGCGAAATATACAACAGGTCCGTAATGTCCGCCAATCCAATCTTCATACAACACTCGCTGAACGGCGGCGAAGTGTCGACGCGCATGGAGGCACGCCAGGATCAGAACAAATACCTGGCGTCGGTGCGTGAGTGCAAAAACTTCATTCCGCTCACGCTTGGTGGCGTGTTTCGCCGGCCCGGCTTGCGATTCGTCAGCGAAGCCAAGAATAGCCGCAAAGGCAAAAACACGGTTCTCGTTCGCTCGTTTAAATTTTCCAATGAGCAAGCCTACATTCTTGAATTTGGCCATGAGTACATTCGTTTTTATAAAAACGGCGGACTCATTATTGGCAAAGGCAACGGCTATATTGGCAACTTCGCCACGTTGACGATTGGC